GGGGAAGGACCGGTCCACGACGATCAGGGCAACGCCCTCAGGTGTTCTGCAGGAGGCGGAAACCGAGGTCGTTGACGGAGTCGGCGCCGACGCGTGCGAACGCGAACCAGCCGCGCTCGCCGGTGGGCCGGCCGTTGGTGGTGCCGAGCAGGTGCGGGACGAGCTCGACGGTCATCCCGATGCGCTGGGCGATCAGGTAGTTCCGGAAGTCGCCGACGGTGAGCAGGTTCGCTGCTCCGGTGTTGCCGGTGAAGTCCGGGGCGTAGGACGCGAACGCGACGGGCCGCTTGCGGATCGTCTCGATCACGCCGGCGAGGTCGACGGTGACGAACGACAGGTTGTTGCCGTTGCCGAACGTCGCGACCTCGTTGCCGACGTCGTGGCTCATCAGCCACGTCGCGTTGGTCTTGTAGCGGTCGGGCAGCGCTCCCCACACCTTGTTGATGTCGGCGCCCTGGAGCACGCCGTCGCTGGTGACGACGACCTCGACGTTGGTGTTGGCGTCCAGCGCGGTGAAGATGCCGAACGGCTCCTTGGAGCCGTCGCCCGCGCCGACGGTGAACTTCTGCGCCTTGAGCTCGTTGTAGCCCTCGGAGAGCAGCGTCGACATCTCGTCCGCGAAGCCGGGGTAGTCCTGGCCGATCCGGATCGAGAACGGGATGAAGCCGCGGGCCTCGTGCACGTTGACGACCGGCTGAGCGACCGTCGGCGCGTCGTCGCTGACCTCGGTGGCCTCGGTGTCGAAGGACCAGGTGACGCCGGCCGAGCTCACGCCCTTCCACGCGTCGGTCGTGATCGTCTCGACCCGGGCGAGTGCCTCGATCGGGTTGAGCGCGCCCTGCGCGGTCAGGATGATCGTCGGGTCGATGAGCACCGGCACGCCGAAGCCGCCGGCGGTCGTGGTCGACGACATGGCACGGAGCTCCTCGAACTGGGCGAGGGCCCGTGCTTCCTCCGGGGTGAACGCCGGCACCACGGCGGTGACGGCCTTCATCCACGCCGAGCGGTAGGCGTCGGACTCGGTGACGAGCATGCGGCGGGCGACCTGGTCGGGGTCGTAGTTGTCGGTGCGCGAGCTGCGCACCAGCGCGGTGATCCGGTCGCCGGAGGCGGTGTTGATCTCACCGCTGCGCTGCTCGAGCAGCGCGAGCGCCTGGTCGCGGGCGGCGCCGCGGGTGAGCGTGGCCACCTCCACCGACTCGTCGACCTCGACGCGGCGCATGATCTGCGGGGAGCCGGGCGACAGGCGGGCACGCTCGTCGATCGCGGTGAGCTCGGCGATGCGCTCGTCGAGCTCGTCGATCTCCGCATCGAGGCCGCGGACCTCCGGGGTGGTGTCAGTGGCCGGGGTGCCGCGCAGCTCGACGAGAGCAGCGGCGAACTCCACCGACTCCTCGTCGCTGAGCTCCGAGCGTCCTTCGGCCTCCGCGGCCGCGGTCGCGGCCTCCATGCGCGCCACCAGGGCGGCGCGGGTCGTGTCGAGCTCCGCTCGCTTGGCGCGGAGCAGTTCGAGCCACTTCATTGTTCATCGTCTCCTTGATGAGAGGTGCTTGCGCATCACGTGAACGGGCACGCCTGCGCGGGTGGGTTCCGTCGAGTGGCTCCGCGCCGGCTCGTCGGGTGCGTCGCTGCCAGTGGTCGGACCGGCTGGCAGTTCGGCGGGTGGGCGGGTAGTGGTGCGGGCGCTGCGCAGCTCGCGGCGCCGCTCGAGGTAGTGGTCGGTCAGCCCGATGGAGCGCACCGCGGCGGTGGCGCCGTCGTACGCGGGGAAGACCACGGGTCCGAACTCGTAGAGCCGGACTTCCTTGATGGTGCGCTCGGGCAGGCCATCGGGGTTGTGGTCGGAGCGGCCGGGCTCCTCGTCCCACTCGTCCTTGATGACCCGGAACCGGAACGACGCACCGAGCACCGAGCCGAGGTTGCGGCCGTCGATGGTGCGGCCCTGGAGCATCGGCAGGATGCGGCCGCGGTTGTAGTCGGTGTCGAGCAGCGGCACCTCGTAGTAGGCGCCGGTGTTGTCCTCGGACAGGTCCTCGATCGGGCCGAGCGGGCTGTCGCCGACGTGGAAGTCGTAGCCGTGGTCGAACTGGACCTTCACCTGGTCGCGGTTCTCGGCGATGGTCTTGGTGAACGATCCGGCGACGAGCGTCTCGAGGAAGTCGCCCTCGTACCACGAGTGGATCTCGGTCCACTGGTCGAACACGGCGAAGTGCCCGAACATGAGCGAACCGGTGCCGCCGCCGGCGTCGTCGTCGGCGCGGAGCTCGGGCGCGATGCCGGCGCCGGCGAAGCCGCGGTAGAGGTTGTCGCGGGGAGCGGTGTCACGCAGCGACATCGGGATCCTCCTGGGGAGCGGGGGCGGCGGGTGTCGGGGCGGGTCCGGTGAGCTGGGCACCGGCGCGGTTGGCGATGCCGCGGCCCTCCTCCGCGCTGATCACGTCGTTGACGACGGCGAGGTACAGCTTCTGGAGGACCTCCGCGACGCCGCGGGCCTGCTCGAGCTCGCCGGCACTGGACGGGATGCCGGGCTGGTCGAACTCGGCGCCGTCGAACGGGGGCTCGTCCTCGATGACGCGCACCTCGTTCGGGGTGCGGGTCTTGGTCTCGAGGCGGAGCTTGTGGAGCTCGGCGCGGGCCTTGGGGTCGGCGCGCAGGAAGGCGTCGCGGTTGAACCGGTGCTGCATCCCGGTGGGGGTGAGCAGCTCGAAGCTGTCCTCGAGGTTGGTCAGGTAGTCCTCGATCGAGTGCTTCAGGTAGTGGAGATCCGCCTGGGAGACGTTCTGGTAGTTGACGTTCTGGCCGCTGATCTGCGCGTAGATCATCGCCGGCGGGACGTGCCAGAACCGGGTCGCCTGCTCGACGGTGAAGCGGATGAGCTCGAGGAACTGCGTGTTGTTCGGGTCGACCTGGATCTGGGTGTAGGTGATCCCGGAGCCGAGCACGGCGGGCTCGCGGCGCCCGGGGCGGATCGCCCGCATGAACGCCTCCTTGATCCGGGTCGCCATGGCCGGATCGAGTTCCTCGTCGGAGGAGAGGATGGCGTCGGGGTGGCCGCCGTCGTGGAAGTAGCGGGCGGCGAACTCCTGGGCCTTGAGCCCGGCGCCGATCGCTCCGGCTGCGTGGTCCGCGGGGGACAGTGCGAACACGGTGCCGGGCGGGACCATCTTGCCGGGCACGTGCCAGATCGGGCCCCATGGCCACAGCTGGTGCACGCCGGCGGCGCTGTCGGTGCCGGTGAGCTCGACCTGTGGGATGCCGTCGACGATCTCGCGGCGGCCGCGGGGCAGGCGGTTCGGGTCGAGCAGGTCGATCGACGTGGGCATGCCCAGCCGGTCGAGCTTGTTCAGGTCGACCCATCCGAACCCGTTGCCGTCGGTGGTCAGCGAGAACATGACCTGGCCGGTCCACACGCGCCTCGAGGTGAGCGGCGATGGCTTGGTGACGATCTGGGGTGACTCGACGGGGACACGGCGCCCGGCGCTGGCCATGATCGAGTCGATCGGCAGGGCCCGCACGGTGGATGACAGGACGTCGATGCACGCCCATGCCGCGGCGTGGTGGAGGATCTCCTGGAGTGTCGGAGCCGGCAGCGCCGCGCCGCCGTTCAGCGCGGCGTCCACGATCTCCTCGAGCCGCGACGGCGGGAACTGGCTGCGCACCTCTGTGGCGCGTGGCGCTGGCCGGAACAGGCCCATCAGCGCTCACGTCCCTTGGCCACCTCGAGGCGGTAGCCGATGACGAGCAGAGCGACGCCGAGCACGACCAGGCCGAGCGCGACGTGCACGGTCGCCGCGGCGGCGACGAGGCACAGGATCCCGGCGAGCTGCACGAGCGTGTCCATGGTCCCCTCCTCGGTCAGTACGCGAAGACCGGCTTGGTCTTCGACTTCGGTGCGCTGGTGGCGGCCCATCCGGCGTTGGTCGTCGCGACGAGCGGGCAGATGTCGACGCTCGAGTCGGTGCGGTCCCATCTGCGGGCGTCGCCGTGGCGGCGGATCGCTGCGCCGGTGAGCGCCTGGTCGAGCTCGGGCTGGCCGATGTGGCGCATCGAGTGGTCGATCGCCGCGTCGTAGAACTGGCCGAGCGCCGCGGCGGCGTCGCGGCCGGACATCTCGGTGATGTCGACGCCGCGCTCTCGGATCTCCGGGATGAGCGAGCCGCCCGGCGCGGCGACCTCGGTGGCCACGGCCTTTGGCTTGTGGCGGTCCTTCAGCTCAGCGAGCCGCCCGGCGATCCACCCGGTGCCGGGCCGGTGGTCGATGACCTCGTGGTGGCGGCCGTCCGACGCGGCGATCGCGCCCCACGACCGGTCGGGGTTGACGTCGTAGGCGAACGACGGTCGACCGCTGAGCTTGGAGTTCGGGTCGTAGCAGCCCTCGCCCTTGGTGGCGTCGCCGGTCCAATCCGCGGTGGGGATGACGGGGTCCCGGCGCAGCGCCGACCAGCGGTTGAGGTAGGCCCGTTCGAACTCACCGAGAGGCATCGAGTCGGCGTCGGCCTGGACGTTGTCGACGGTGACGGTGTGGCCGAGCGCCGGCATGCACGACCACCAGGTGTCGGGGTCGAGCGGATCGAGGTCATCGGCGGCGGACCATTCGAAGCACGCGATGGTGGAGTCGCGGCCCATGTCGATGACGGAGCGGCCGAGCTCGACCTTGGACCACAGGAACGTGCTGTCCGCGTTGCCGGCGGTCGAGACGATCCAGAACTGCGGCTCGGGCCGCGTGATCATCGAGGGCTTCGCGGCCTGCTCCACCCGGTTGTCGATCTGGCGGAAGGCCTCGTCGAGCATGCCCAGGTCGAGTGTTGGGCCGTGGCCGGCGGAGTCGGTGTTGGCCTCGATGCCGTGGAGCGACCCGTTCGCCCACTTGATGGCCTCCTGGCCGTTGGTCTTGCGGACCGTGTAGAGCGGCTTCAGCGGTGATCGATCGAGGATGAAGAGGTGCTCGTCTTCCCACTTCTTGCGGGCGGCCATCCGGGTCTGGGCCCAGTAGGTGATCTGGTTGCGGTACGAGAACCCGAGCGCCCGGTGCACCATCGCGGCGAGCATCAAGGTCGTCTTCCCCGACTGGCGGGGGACCGTCAGGATGATCGTGCGATAGACGAGCAGCCCGGTCGTCGGGTCGACCTCGAGCGCGACGTCCGCGACGTAGCGCTGCCACGGCATCAGTGGTGTGCCGAGCGCCTCCGCGAGGAGTGCGACCCTGCCGCCGTAGGTCGGTCGATCAGGGTTCCTCGCCGTCCCCCAGCGGGGCGGACAGGCGAGCGAGGAGCTGCTCAAGCGGAGTTCCGGAGGAGTTGGTCGCGGGTGCGAGCTCGCCGAGCGTCGCTCTGAACTCACGCGCGACGGCGGCGGTGGCCAGCCCCGCGCCCTCGTCGAGCGCCTGGGCGAGCTTCATGGCGAGCTCGGCGAGCGACCAGTGGCGCGGTGTCCAGTCCTCGTCGCGTGCGCGGAGCTTGATGAAGTCGTCGACGGTGTCGGCGAGCGACCCTTCGGACGGGTGGACGGGCAGAGTTGGCGGTGGCGGGGGTGTCTCGGCGGCGCGCTTCGCGGCGGTGCGGGCCCGGCCGGACGGTCGCTTCTTGGTGGCGGGCGGCGGATCGGTCGGTGCGCTCGACCCCGCCGCCCTCGATGGGGCCTTCGACGCACGCCCCTTGGTGGTAGCCCTGCCCGGCGAGCGCTTCGCCGGGGTCTTCGATGGTGCCTTCTTGGCGGCCGGCTTCTTGGCCGCCGCTGGCCGCTTCGCAGAAGTCTTTGAGGTGCGAACGGTTGCCATCGCACCTCCCCTCGGTGGTCCCCCCTCAGGAGCCGGGGAGAAAGATGGACTCCACAGGTCTTCCGGCGGGTCCGGCCTCACCTAAAAACGTTGGACGTGCAACCTTCCCGGTCGTCGCGGTCGCTCCGTTCAACGTGGAACCGGCCTCGAGTTCGACCCGGTCACCACTCCTGGCTCGACCGGGACACCCCCCACTTCCGTCCGCCCTTGGAGCTGTTGCAGCAGAGGTGAGCGAGCCGGGCGTTGGTCCTGGCCAGCGGGTCGCCGCCGGCGTCGAGCGAGATGACGTGGTCGAGCGAGCGTGACCACCGGGTGCGAGGCGGGAGCGACTGGTCGACCCACCGGCCGCACAGCCAGCAGTGCGTCTCTTCGGCGAAGACCCTGGCCTTGAGGCGCTCGTACGGCCGGCCCGAGCGACCACGTGATCGCCGCACCCGACCACCTCCAGGTCCCAGCCCGGACGCGGCAACGGCCCGCCCTCGGGCGGACCGCTCACGTCTCTAGCCGGGAACATAGCACCAGCCGCCAAGTCGTGGAACCACCACCTGCGAGCGGGACGTCGGTAGCGTTCGGCAGATGGGAGAGATCAGGATCAGCAACCACGACGGGCTTAGCGAGCTCGTCAGCACTATCGACGACGCAGCCGAGCTCGCTGGCCAGATGCGAATGCACGGCAACCTCGTCTTCCCGTCCACAACTGGCGGTGGGTGGCTGGTGCTCAACCCGGGCACGCTCAACACCGTGAGGATCGCCGACTCAGAGCCGCCCAGCGGACAGGTCCATTGATCCGCTGAACTCCAGCTCGAGGCGGTCGGGCACCGGGCGGTTGGTCCACACGACCTCGGTCACCTTCGGGTTGACCCCGCTCCGACCGTTGCTCGCTCGGCGCACGATCTGTCGGTCCAGCCGGCACCAGTCGGCGTAGAGCTCCTGGTCGTAGAGGTCGCTCGGGTAGCCGGAGATCAGCACGGTGCCAGGGAAGGCGTGTGCGGCCGCTGCCAGCGCGCGGTGGTCGTCCTCGGTGTGGAACTCATGGGCGTAGTCGCCGCCTGGGCGACGGCCATCACGGAAGCTGGTGCGTGCCTCCGCTGCGTAGGGCGGATCGAGGTAGGCCACCGCATCCGGTGACGCGTACCGCTCGAGCACCTCGAGCGCGTTGCGGTGCTCGATCACGACGCCCTGGAGGCGGGCGGTGACCTCAGCGAACCGGCCGACACGGTTGGCCATCGACCGAGCGTTGTTCGCCCCGCGGATGATCGACGTGGAGAAGCCGGTCGCGGCGGTGCCGGTGGAGGCGAAGCTCATCGCCGAGCGGGCCCACCAGCGGCGGGCGAGCTCGACGTCTCCGAGGTCCTCGGTTCGGCCGTCGGGGTGACAGAGCTCGAACTCGTCACGCGCGTACGGAGTGAGCGCACAGGCCGCCTCGAGCTCGTCGGGCTGGTCACGGAGTACTCGGTGGAACCGGACCACGTCGCCGTCGACGTCGTTCAGGATCTCATGTGCGCTGCGTGGTTTGGCCAGGAGCACGGCGGCGCTCCCGGCGAAGGGCTCGAGGTAGACCCGGTGCTGGGGCATCAGCGACACGATCCAGGGCGCGAGGCGGCTCTTGCCGCCGTAGTACGAGAACGCTGGCCGCGTCATGGCCGGCGTCGTGCTCGTTCGGCGGCGACGCGCTTCTCGAGGCGTTGAATCCGGCGTGCTCGGCGGTCGAGCTCGGCGCGGGCCTGCCGGAGCTCGAGCTCCAGCGCGTTGATCTTGCCGGAGGTGCTCTTGCGCCACTTCGACGGTTCGGGCTGGGCGACGACGCGGCCGGGGTCGAACTCGCCGCGTGCGATGCGGCGCGCCTGGGCGGCGGTGACGTCGGCCCAGTCGCGGGGGCTGATCGACTGGGGCTTGTCGTCGCGGGTGGCGTCGGGGTCGGCGAGCAGCTTCACCGCGGGGTGGACCTTGGTGGCGATGTGGCCGCACACGTGGATGACCATCTTGCCGAGCTCGACGTACGCGGCGCGGGCCTTGGGGTCGCCGTGGCGGTCGAGTGCGTAGTCGGCCTGGCCGCCGCTGGTGCGCTGGTGCTCGGCCGCGACGGCGCGGTCGTAGGCGAGCTCGTGGAGCGTGTCGAGCTGAGCCCGGGCTGACTCGAGGAGCGTGATGGTCGCGGTGATCTGGGCGCGCAGCGTGTCGATGCGTGGGGCCGGCATCAGACGGTCCGCTCGAACGACTCGCCGACCAGCCGGTACTCGTCGGGATACGCACGCGCTGCGGCCTGCGCCATCACCGCGTGCTGCAAGTCGTGGATCTTGGTCACGAACTCGTTGCTGTCCGCTGCCCTGGTCGGTCCGTCTCCGACGATCCTCGAGTACCGGGTCCAGCACTCGCCGAGCAGCTTGATCAGGTGATGCTCCGCCGGTGTGAGCAGCGCGTCGCGGGCGCTGTCGGTCATGCGATGTCCTCTCGGGGTGTGCGCCAGTGGGCGAGGGTGCGGGATGGGGTGCCGTCGGCGGCGTGGGCGAGCAGGTCGAGCGGGGTGTCGTCCTGGTGCGTGGCGACGAGCTCCTCGAGCCGGCGCCACCAGGCGCCGCCCTCGTCGGTGCGGAGGTTGCGCGTGGTGGTGCGCATCCACCGCGTGACGCTGGACGGTCGCTTCTGCTGCCGCTCGAGGCGGAGCTCGGCGACGCGTCGAGCGACGAGCTCGACCCGTTCGGCGTTGGATCCGCTGGTGTCGTCGTCGGTCGACGGTCGGGGCGCGCCGCGTGGTGAACCCGTCTGTAGGACTGACGAGGGATCTAGCTCTGGATCTGACTCTGACTCTGTGCCCGTCCCGGGACGTTGCTGCAACGTTGCATCGTTGCTGCGTGCACGTTCCCGGTGTCTTCGGGAGCGCTCGGTTGAGGTGCCATCGCTGGCCGGTTGACGGACCGACCAGCGGGGAAGCCACCACGTGGCGCCGTCGAGCTTGACCAGCCCGAGCTCCTCGAAGAGGCGCATGGCCCGGGCGACATCTGGCTCCGGGAGTTGCGCCATATCGGCGAGGTCACTGCACGTGATGGGGACGCCGTCGGCGACCAGGAGGTGGCCGCGGACGGGGGACTCGGACGCGGCGGACATGACCGCGATCCACAACCACCGTTCATCGCTCGAGGGGAGCCGGCGGATCTTGCGGTCCGACATGATGTCGGACCAGAGACGGAACCAGGGGTGTGTGCCGCTCACCGTTGAGCGACCTTCACGGAGACGCCGAGCACGCGTTCGGCTCGGCGCAGGTGCGACCGTCGGATGGTGTGGCGGCCCTCGGACCGCGCGATCTCCGCTGCGCGGCGGAGTACGTCCTGCTCGGTCGTCACGTCGGGTCGCTCGCCCTGTAGGTGAACGTGACCTTCCACCGCACACCGTCGCCGCCCTGGACCGGTTCGGCGGGTGGCAGCTGGCCGCGACGGCGCGGCTGCTCCTTAGCGCCGGTGGAGCGTTCGATGCGGGTGGACTCGAGGCGGTGGGGGAACCCCTCGAGCACACGCGCGGCGATGCGATCGGCGCGCGCGGCGATGTCGGCCAGCTGGATGCACGTGAGGCTGAACACGAGCTCGTGTGGCTCGCGGGGCCGGCGGGACCCGTTGCGGCTCATCGGTGGCCGCACCTCCCTCCGTCGCGTGGCACGAGAGCGGCGAGCACCAGGTGCGGGTCGTCGCCGCCGACTTCGGCCGCGGTGGCGCGCACCAGGGCGACGCCCTCGTCGCCGCCGATCAGGTGGAGCGTGAGCGGGTCGGCCAGGGCTTCCTCGAGCGGCCGGGCTCCGAGCTCGACGCGGTGCGTGGGTGAGCACGGGAGGTGCTCGTGGGCCTCCTCCAGCGCCTTGTCCAGCGATTCGGGTGTGGCGTCGGGGATCACGCCCTGCATGATCGGGACGAGCTCGTCGGACCTCGAGCGGGGGCCGCTGCCACGGGCGTGGGTGCGTCGCCGGCGCCGCGGGTGGTTGCTCATCGGGGACCTCCCCGGATGATGTCGACGGCGTGGTGCACGGCGTCCCAAGCGCGTGGGTCGATCTCTCCGCCGCCGTTGGCGTAGTGGAGCTCGATCGGTTCGGTCAGGCCGCGCAGGTACCGGGCACCGTCGGCGCTGGTCACGACGATGGTGCGCTCAGTGGGGGTGCGCCGGTTCGGGAGTGGGAGGCCACGGTCGCGGCACCACTGCTCGGCGCGGATGCGGGTCGCTGCGAGCACGATGTGGGTGACCGGCGGTGGCGGTGGCGGCGGCTCGGGTGGGTCGGTGGCGTAGGAGAAGCCGAGCCCGGCGGCCATCTGGTGGCCGAACTGGCGGGCGTGCTCTCGGCGCTGCTCGAGGTCGTCGTCGGTGCTCACGGGATCGTGGTCCTGACGACGAGGCACGTCGGCTGGCACGCGCGGGCGCCGGCCGGCGGCGGGGGCTCCGGCGCGCAGCCGGCGAGGGCCACGGCCAGGAACAGTGCGCCGGCGATCGCGACGCTGCCAGCGATCACCGCTGCCTGCGTCAACCAGTCCTTCCACCGGCGGCGCGCCGTTGCCAACGGTGTGCTGGCGCGCATCCACGCGCGGCCATCCGCTGAGCGGTGCCACTCGAGGTCTCCGTGATCATCGAGGGCGAAGGTGACGGCGAGGCCGCCGCCCATCTCCTCGAGCTGCTCGTCCGACACCCGTGCCCACACGCCGGGTCGGGCCCGGAGCTCGGCGAAGAACCGGGCCTGCGCCGCGGCCTCGTTCTGCCGCTCGGACGGTGGCGGCTCACCCTCGATGAACGTCGGGCCGGTCATGCCGCGGCCCGTTGCTCGGTGTAGGGGACCAGCGGGGTGTCGCTCCGGACGTACAGGGGGTGGCGTGGCGCGCCGCTCTTGGTGGTCCCGAGACAGAGCGGGTGTGCGCCGACCTGCTCGGCGATGAGCTCGACGTTGATCCGGTGGGTGCGCTTGTCGCAACGCTGGCAGCTCATGGTCCGACCTCGATGAAGGACGGCCGATCGGCCTTGCCGGGCTGCTCGCCGTCTGAGGGTGTTTGGGCGGGCGTGGCGGGGTCGGGTGGTGTTGGGGTGGCGGGTCTGGGGTCGGTGGCTGTCATGGGGCCTCTGCGTGGTCGAGTGTGCGGATGGAGATGTGGACGCCGATCGGTTCGCCGGGGCGGGCGAGGACCTTGCGGGCGATGAGCTCGGCGACCTGGGCGTCGTCGCCGATGGCGGCGCCCTGGGTGAGGCCGTCGAGCACGGCGCGGGTGGTCTTGTCGATGTCGGGGCGTTTGGAGCGCCACCGGTGCTCGGCGGGTGTGGACTTCGCTCGGACGTGGACGAACAGGAGCTCGACGGCGAGCGGGCCGCGGTAGGGGGTGCGGCGGCCGGCGTCGTGGAGGGCGAGGAACGCGCAGGAGGCGACGTGGTCGCGCCAGTTGTGGAACTTCTGGCGTTGGCCGGCGGTGCGGCCCTCGAGCACGACGATGCGCTGGGCGCGCTGGTTCCACGTCGCGCTCTTCGACCCTTGGGGTGTGGGGTCGCCGTCGACGAAGAACGTGAGCGTGTCTCTCACTGGCCGAAGAGGCCTTCGGCTGCGCGGCGCCGGCGGGCGTCGATGGTGGACTCGTCCGGCGGACCGGACGGTGTGGCTGCCTCAGGCTCCGCGATGTCGCACAGCTGGTAGACGCCGTGCTTCACGCGGTGCACGACGTCGTTGGTGCGGAGCGCGGCGAGCGCGCGGCTGATCGAGGTGGGGTTGGAGGTCGGGAGGTGCTCGGCGAGCTGAGGGGCGGTCCACGTGCGGTCGCGGTCGGCGCGCATGACGTCGAGCACGCGGTCCTCGAGCGAGCGCCACACCGGCATCGAACGCTCCGGCTGGGGTTCGGGGTCGGGTGGGTTGGGGGCGGGCTCGAGCTCGGCGTCGGTGAGGACCACGCTGTCGTTGGTCATGGTGTCGCTGGTCGTGTCGTGGGTCGGGTCCTCACCTCCCACCGGGCTGTCGTCGCCCGCCCCCTCTGCTGGTGTGGCGTAGAGCGCTCGGATCGCGGCGCGCTGCCAGTCCAGGAGCTCGAGGCCGAGGTCCTCGGAGGCAGCGATGATCTGCTCGGCCGGCGTGCTCCTGAGGCGCGTAGCGAGTTGCTGTGCCCGTTCGTCGAGGGTGCTGCGCAGCCGCTGGAGGTCGGTCTCCGTCGGTGTGGTCGCCCGGACCATGTCGATCGGGGTGACGGGTCCGCCGGTGGCGAGGGGGCGGAGGGCGACGGTGAGGGTGAGTCGGCCGTCGACGATGTCGACCTGGGCGGTGCGGCCGCGCAGCGCGGTCCACATCGACTCGAGCTCGGCGGGGACGTCGATCGACGCGGTGATCGTGGGGACGGTCATGCTGCGAGCTCCTCTTGGATGCGGCGGTCACGGTGGCGGGCGCGGCGGATCCGGGCGCGGCTGGTGGCGGAGTGGCCGCCGAACATGCCGTAGGGCTCGCGCAGGTTCGCGGTGAGGCAGTCGTCGGAGACGGGGCAGCGGGCGCAGATCGCGCGGGCCTGGTCGAGCTCGACGCTCCCGACGTCCGCGAAGAACAGGTCGGTGTCGGCTCCGAGGCATTCGGCCTGGTCGGTCCAGTCGGGCGGGTCGCTGGCCGGCAGCGGCGGGAGCGGCACGGCTTGGATGGCGTCGGAGGATGAGCGGGCGATGCGTTTCTGGGAGCGGCCGTGGACGCCGAGCACGGAGTAGGCGGTGCTGACCGAGATGCCGGCGGCTGCGGCGGCGTCGGTGAGCGCACCGCCGCGGGCGCGGTACTCGTGGAGGTGGGAGCGCGCGGCGTCGGTGGGGACGAGCTCGTCCTCGAACGGGGTGACGGTGGCCATCAGTTGGCCCGCGCGACCCTGGCCGCGTTCCACCGGCCGAACGCTGCCGCGGTGGAGCCGGCGACCTGGAACACCGCGGTGGAGAACTCGGCGATCGTCTCGGCGTCGGGGTCGCGGGGGATGAAGTCGAAGGGGGTGGCGGTCTCGTCGCCACCGATCCGGTTCGCTGCGGCGGTCACCGCGCGGACCGCCGCGACGGCTGCCGCGCCACTGCGATCGTTGCGGGCGAGTTCGTCGACGTTGAGGACGTTGCCGTCCCTGTCGGCCAACAGCATGCCGATCGGCGCTGGGTTGTGCGCCGTCATCGTGTGGATCATCGCCCCGGACGTGGTGATCAGCTGGACCAGGTACGGCAAGGTGTCGTCGGCGTCCAGCGCCTCGAACGTCGACGTCGACGCCTCGACCACCTCGTCGGATGGGTTCGCGCATGCGGCGAAGAACCAGGCGACCGCAAGGTTGATCGGGCTCTCGGCGAGGAACGCCGTCCAGTCGTCGGTGGTGAAGTCGGCGCCGAGCGGGAGCGGCGGAAGATCGGGCATGGCGATGGGTTCCTCTCGTTCGATGGGGCGGTGACCCCGGGCCGCGCGGGTGGACGCAGCCCGGGGTCCGGGTGGTGGTCAGATGCTCGGGACGCGCAGCACGACGGTCTCGAGCGCTTCGCCGACGGACTCGACGAGCTCACCGAAGAGGGTTCGCTCGACGTCGTCGGGCTGATCGAGGCGCCATCCGAGGAACAGCTCGCCGGCGTGGTCGCCGGAGCCGATGCGGTAGCGGAGGCGGGCGGTGGTCGAGATGAGCTCGCCGCCGCGGAAGACACGCACTGCGATGGTGAACCGCTCGGGGATCTCCAGCTGGCCGGTCTTGCCGGCGCTGGCCTGCTCGTCCTCGTCGAAGATCAGCGACGTCGAGCCGGACGCGAGGGTCGTGGCGCGCTTGAACCGCAGGGAGCGCTGGGCGCTGAACGTCTGGGCCAGCTCGAGGAGCTCCGCCGCGGGCGGGTCGGTGATCTCGTTGAGGTGGTCCTCGATGAACTCGGCGAACACCGCCTGGGGGACGAGCTTGCCGGATCCGCTGCGCCACGCGTCCCACTCCGGGGTGCGCTCCACAGCGCACACGACGCCGTAGTCGGCGTGGCCGGTGGTGTCGCCGTGGGGCGGGTTGAGCACCGCTCGGATTCGCAGGCCGCGCTCTGAGGCGTGGAGCTCGATCGGGTCGTCGCCGAGCTGGCGGGCCTTCACCGCGTCGATGAACGAGTCGGTGTTCTCCACCTCGAGCGTGCCGCTATGCCGGCGGGGCCGCTCGAGCAGCTCGTGAGCGAGGCGCTGGAGGTCAACCGGGTGGTGCGACCAGCCCGGCGGAAGCGCGTCGACGACCACTGCCGGCACGCCGTCATCGGTGAGCAGCTCAACCGACGGGGTGATGATCCGTTGCGGCTGGGGCACCTCTTGGACCACCGCAGGGGTGGCCAGCTGGCCGGCGATCGATGCCACCTCGAGGGCGGTCGATTCGGTGTCGAGTTCGTTGGGGACGGTCACTGGCTGGGCTCCTCGGTGGTGGTGTTGTCGGGATCGGTGTCGACGTCGCGGGGCAGCGGCACCGTCGGCACGGTGAAGTCGCGGGCCTCTTCGCGGCCTGTGGCCATGTCGCGGGCGACCATCGGCGGGGCGTAGGGGTCGTCGCGGTGGAGTCCGCCTTGGCGGTCGGGGAAGTAGATCGAGAGCGCCGGGCCCGGCTCCGGTGGCTTCGCGATGACGCGGGTGCCGACGAGCACGTTGCGGGTGTTGTCCTTGCCGGCCGGGGCGATCTGCACCTCGAGGGTGACCTTGCCCTTCTGGCCGAGCCGCACGACTGTCTCGACGGTCGCCGCGATCGCGGCGGTCATCTCGTCGTCGGTGGTGCCGCGGTCTTGGGCCTTGATCCAGTCCGAGAACTGGGTGAGTCCGTCAGCCACTCGTGGCCTCCTCTGATGGGTTGGTGGTGAAGAGCTCGCACGCGGGCCACGACACGCGGATGTCGGACGCGGCGGAATGGGACTGGCCGAGCCGGTGCACCGCGCACTTCCAGAACCGGCGCGGTGTCCCGTAGGCGAGGGGGCTGGTGAGCGAGCTGTGTGCGCAGTCGCGGCACGTGAGCCCGCCCGGGCGGATCCGCCGGTGGGTCGCGGGGTGCACGCCGCGGGCGATGAGCTCGGCGTTGCGCCGGGTCCGGCGGGCCGTGTCGGACAGTGGCTCCGGCGCGGGCAACGGTTCGGCGACGGCGAAGAGCCGCGGCTGGCCGGTCACCCGACGCTCCGGAGCATCGACACGCACGCGACGCCTGCGGTCGCGACGATCGAGCATGACGCCACCACGATCAGGAGGACGACCCCGCCGAGCTTCACCGTGGCGAGCCGCGCAGCGGCGCGCTCAGCGCGGGCCCACTCCTCGAGCGGGTCACGGTCGCGGCGGCGGGGGCGGGTCGTCATCGTCACGCGGCCACCTCGGTCGGGAACTCGTGGAGGTGGAAGGTCGTGTCGTGCACCGCGACGTACTCCGACGCCCGCGGCAGGATCATGTGGAATTCGAGCTCCGCCGGCAGCAGCGCGTCGCGGGCGTCCGCGAGCTCGTCCCACGTCGGGTAGCGGAGCGCCTGCCGGGGGCCGTGCGGCTGCCACGACACCGAGAGGTGGAGCAGCCCGTTGTCGACCGTGCGCAACGCCCGGAGCACGCCGTCGCTCACCGGCCGGACCCACATGTGCGGGTCGACCATGCTGGGTAGGTCGAGCCCGGTCGCCGGCTGGATCTCCTCCGTCACCTCGCGCCAGCTCGAGCGCGGCCTCGTGATCGGCTTGCGGCCACCGAGACTCATGCCGCCGCCCGATCTGCGCAGTCATCGAGCAGGTCCCAGCGCGGCAGGTAGGTGATGGTCAGCGCGCCGACGTACGCGAGGACCGACCCGTGGGCGCGCTCGGCGTGCAGTTCGCGGATCTGTCGGGCGAACTCGATGCGCAGCGTCGCCGCTGCGCAGGAGCGGCCGCCGCCGGCGACGCTCATCGTGTCCATGCACATCGCGAAGACCACGGCGTCGACGTCGGAGTAGGACCGCGGACGACCAGGACCTGTGATGGAGCCGCGGTCATCGGGCAGCACGTCGAGCCAGCGGCGCGTGTACGCGGTGACCCGGTGCATCGGCATGCCGAGCCGCTCGGCGAGCTCTGCGCACCTCATCGGTCCGCCTTCCGGGTCGTGCGCACCGCGGTGTCGGCCTCGTGCTGGGCGACGACGTGCTGGAGCTCGTCACGCCGCTCCTCCGCCGCGGTCGCACGGCGACGCGCGGGCCGGGCGAAGAGCCAGTCGTTCACGACCGCGCCCCCGATCGAGGCGAGCATCATCGACGCGGCGTACTGGCCGAACGTCATGACACCCTCCGAGGGTCCGGGTCACCAGCACGCGCGAACCGCGCGGCAGCGATGCGCGTGCGCGCCGGTTCCGGCCACGACTCCGCGGCGAGGAACTGCTCGAGCTCGAGCACCCGCGCCTCGAGCCCGGACACCCGGTCCGACACGACGGCGGCGTCGGTGCTCGACGACGGAAGGACCTGGATCCGGGCGCCGCCGTTGCGGTCGACGGAGCGCACGAAGTCGCGGCGCAGCCGGCGCCGGTGCAGCCACCTCACACCGCCTCCAGACAGCGCCACCCGGCAGGGTCCTGGAGCCGGTAGAGCGGGTTGACGATGCGGTCGCCGTCATCGAACTGGACGGCGAAGTACCAACAGAGGTGGTTCGGTTCGTCGAAGACCATCACCGACGCGTGCGGGGCGACGCACAGCCTCCGCTGCGGGTCGTAGCAGTGGGCGGAGATCCTGATCGATCTGTCGCCGCGGAGAGGCTCGTAGACCTGAGGCTCGCCCCACGTGAGGGTGTGCTCGGCGAGCCCGCAGATGAACGCGACCAGGTGCTCGAGCATCACGCGACCTCCGCCGGGTCGATCGCCGTGCGGCTCCACGTGCCGCCGCCGCCACCGGCGTCGTCGTGGAGGGTCCACGTCCCGTCGTCATGCATGCGCACCGTGACGTGCCGAGAGCCCCAATTGCGATACACGCAGTGGCGGATCTCCTGGCACGCGTCGTCGATCGTGCGAGCGGCGAACTCGATCTCGCCGGCGTTGTCGAGTGCGCCGACCCGGTCGATCTTGATCAGGTAGAGGTGGCCGGCGTTGAACACCGCTCGGCTGACCGCGGCGGGCGGCTCGTAGTGCGCATCGCAGCACGCCGCGACGTGCCACGTCTCCGCGCGGCACACCCGGCACGCCGTCCCCTGGTCACGGGGCTGCACGGTCGTCGGGTCGACACCGACCGCGACGAGCTCGCGGTGATCCCGCGACGTGTGGAAGTCACCCGTGGGCCAGTGGTTGGCCTGGAGACCGAGCGCCGCGGCGAGCTCGTCGACCAGGCCGCGGAGCTCGGCCACATCGGGGCGGCCGTGCACAGCGATCGAGCGGTCCGAGAGCGCGTTGCCGATCTGGCCCAGCACGAACGCCGGTGACCGCTGCTCCTCGATGATGTCGGTGGTGGGCATGTAGGTTTCCTCTCGTCCTGGCCTCCACCTCCGACGCCTGCCAAGACTTCGGGGGGTGGGGGCCGGTTCTGTTCTTCGGGCGGGTCCGCTGGCCGGGCCCCATCACGCCGGCCAGCGGGGAACGTGTGCGCTCGACGGCGCTGGAGCCCCGGCCCACCTCCCTGGGAGAGGAAGGGTGGGATGGTGCGGGCGGTGGACCCGGGCACCAGCGACGTCGAACACGCGCGGCATCAGGCGGCGGGCGGAGCGGGTCCCTGCTCGTGCCCCGATGCCGGCACGAGCCGGAGCCGCGGGCGGGTGTCGTACTCGGACAGGTACCGGCCGGTCAGCTCGCTCTCGGGGATGACCATCGTCCGCGGGCCGAGCACGACCACCCGGATCAGGTCGTTCTCGATCGCGGACCGCACCGTGTTCGGCGCGCAGTCAGCGCGCTCGGCGAACTCCGAGATGGACAGGAACCCCGTGCGCCCCTCGATCTGGTCGAGTCGAGCGTGAATCGCGGCGAGCTCGTCGCGGTAGCCGCGCTCCACGTCGACCAGGTCGAGCACCAGCGTCTCGAGCGGCCGCCCTCGATCGCCGCTCACGCCGCGACCTGCTCGATCGGGAACAGGATGTGCACGCGGGTCCGGAGGATCGACGCGAGCGCAGCCTGCACGTGTGGGCGGGGGGCGCACTCTGCGCGGAGCCACGTGCCGATGGCCTGCTCGGTGACCGCGATGCCACGGTCCGCGAGCTCCAGGCGGAGGTCCTTGCGGGACAGCCCGTGGAGATCCATCTGGTCACCGAGGTTCTCGGCGCAGCGCTCCCGGTAGAGCACGTTCGGGTCGGTGCCTGAAGTGGTCACAAGTGCACCTTGCCGGATCTGTCACGAAATGGCAAGTGCAACTTGTTAAATCTGTGGCTGTGAAGTCGGTCACAAGCGGCCGGGCTCGAACCCCAAGCGTGTAACTACACTCACAAGATGTTCTTGTTGCAGGGCTCGTCACCTTCATCGCCATGAACCCGACACCCGAGCAGCGCCAGGCCTTCGGCGAGCTCGTACGCACCGCCCGCCGCAACGGCCGCATGTCCCAGCGGACCCTCGCCGGCCATCTCGACGAGATGGGCTTCGACGTCTCGGGCTCGGCAGTCGGCGGGTGGGAGCGAGGGGAGTACGCGCCGAGTTCGGCGCCGCTCGTGCTCGCGATCGCCGACACGCTCGGCGTCGACCGCACCACGCTCGTTCGCTCGCTCGGTTCGTCGATGGTCGTGTCAGCTGACGAGGACGAGCTCGAGGACATCGGCCGCCGCATCGCCTACGGGATACCGCTCGACGACGGGGCCGCCGCGGCGATCGAGACACTCGACGTGACGGCCCTCACCCTGAGCATCGTCAACTCGCTGGTCGACCGGGTGAACGAGCTCGAGGAGCGGCTCGCCGCCGCTCCGATCGGTCGGCGCCTGAGCGACGAGGAGCAGGAGCGGCTACGACGGGCGGGGGTGCTCCGCCGCGGCGATGACGGCGTCGGCGATCAGAGCCAGGCCGTGGCGAACGGTGAGTAGCGTTGCGTCGAGCACCTCACGTTCGGCGGCGAGCTCGGCCTCGAGCTGGCGGATCCGTCTATGCGCAGCAAGGTCGATGACCTCTGCCGCCTCTCCTGTTCTGGTTGTGCCTTCCACCGAGATTCGTTCGGCCGTCGGGTCGTGGTGTCGAGCCATGCCCGGCGACCGTGCGCGGTGCCCTCGCCGGCGCAATCGCCGGTTCGGCGGCACTCGCCCGTAGCCTGCACTCCCGAGAGGAAGGGGAACCACATGGCTGGTTCAACACCGGAGCAGCGGCTCCGATCGGTGCGCCGTCAGATTGCGGCGTGGTCGGTGATCAGCGCTGCGCTGTTCATCGTGTGCGCGTTCGCGACCGTCGCCGCGGTGGCGAACGACACCGGCGGCGCCTGGATCGTCGGCGTGGTCGCTGCGCTCGCTCTCGCCGCGTTCGTCTACCTCCGATCACTGCGAGCTCGGATCAGCTGACCTCGTCGAGCAGGCGCCCCCAGAGCAGCGCGGCGTCGCGGTCGGCGGAGATGAGCCACGCGGTGTAGACGTCGAGCGTCATCGCGGTGGTGCTGTGGCGGAGCCGGCCGGCGACGGTCTTCGGGTCGATGCCCGCGGCGATCATGTGCGTCGCCGTCGCGTGGCGCAGGTCGTGGAAGCGGACGCCGGTCAGCCCTGCTCGCTCGGCGACCAGGCGCCACCGGCCCGTGATCGTGTCCGGACTGACGGGTCGGTCCCAGTCGCGGCGCGCGGGGAAGATCCAGTCGGTCGCGCTGAGCCGGCCGCGGCCGAGCTCGAGCGCGGTGACCTGCTGGACGCGGCGCCACTCGTCGAGCGCGGCGGCGGTGCTGGGATCGATCGCGAGTACCGCGGTCGCTCCGGTCTTGGTGCCCTTCACGCCGACCGGTTCGCCCGGCAGTTTGTACGCGGCGCGGCGGATGGCGAGCGTGGTGAGCTCGAGCGCTTCGACCTCTCCGATGTCGCCCCACTGGAGCGCGGCGATCTCACCGCGGCGGGCGCCGGTGGCGATCGCCACCCGGATGATCGTGGCGAGCATGAGGTCCGGGCGCGACCTGCGGCCGCCCGACGGCGCGAGCGCCACCTGCTGGGCGTACGCGATCTGAGCGAGGGTCGGCACCGACCTCTCGGGACGATCGCCGCGCGGACGCCGGGCCTTGGTCGCTGGGTTGCCGGCGAGCAGCTCGAGCTCCACAGCGTCCTCGAGCATCGCGTGGAACACCGAGTGCACCTTCGCGACCGTCCCCGCAGACAGCGGTGCGCCGCCCTCTCCGCCGCGTGCTCGCAGCTCGGCGTAGAAGTCGCTGATCTGCGCTCGGCGCAGCGCCACCACGCTCACAGCGCCCATGTGGGGGTCGATGTAGCGGCTGACGGTGCCCGCGTTGTCCTGCGCGGTCTTCGGCGCCCACTCCGACGCTCGGAGGCGCAGCCACCGAGCGGCCAGATCGCCGACAGTCATCTCGCCGGGAGGTGCTGGGGGAGCGAACCGCTCGGCCCGGAGCTCGTCGGCCTGGGCGACGAGCTTCGCGAGCTCGCGGCCGGCCGCGCGGTCGCTGCCGCGGAACGTTCTCGAGACGTCGTGCCGCTTGCCGTCGGTGCCGCGACCGAGGTGGACGCGCAGCTCCCACACGCCGGGCGCGCGCTCGCGCTTGGTGCCTGCCATGGGTCGACGCTACCGCCGCGCTGGTCGGTTGGAGGGATCCGAGGAGGGATAGCGACCGCCGCTGGATCCGGCCCGATTCGGTGACCGGTGCCGGATCCCTTGCGGTTACTGGGCGGAAGGAGGGGGATTCGAACCCCCGGAGGCTTGCACCTCGACGGTTTTCAAGACCGTTGCATTCGTCCGCTCTGCCATCCTTCCGTCGGCCATCGTAGGGGTCGCCCCTCGGCCGGCACGATCCGGTCGGTCGCGGCCCCCGGCCGTCGCAGTTCTGGCCGAATTCCCTTCACACGGCGGCGGAGCTGCCGACGGGAACGCCATGTCGTTCCGTCCGCGCGCCACTTCGGCAGCCTGATCGATGGTCGAGAAGACCCGTCTGCGCGACGCCCACATCCACGACCACTTCGGCACGCTCTTCGCGCTG